GTGAATGTTGGCGTCAACTAATAAATCTATTTCTGGCTGCGTTACGTACGCAAGTTGCGTTGGTGGCGAATCAGGTGATGATCGCCATCTTCTGGGAGCTGTTACATTTTTGGCCATTACGCCATCCTTTATTGAAACTGATTAAAGTATCTTAGATCTGCAATATTAGGTATAATATCTTCTTCATTCTCATCAAGATACATTCCTCCTAGGTATTCATCAGGATCAGTATAGTCTCCTATTTTTTTTCTTCGATGCGTAGGTATTAAAGTAGATGGCCCTGTATATCCTTGCTCTGTAATATCAGGAATGAATCCTTCATTAGCCGGATCATTTGTTCCTAAATTACCGAATCTTATTGCTGGATTAGGATGTGGTTGTAGTCCATCAGGAGCAATGTCCCAATGTTCACCTTGTTCGTAGTAGTCATCTCCTCCTAAATCAGACGTAATGTCTTCTGTGCCAAATATTTCATCAGCCTTCGGAGCAATGTCCCAATGTTCACCTTGTTCGTAGTAGTCATCTCCTCCTAAATCAGACGTAATGTCTTCTCTGTCAGGAGCAATGTCCCAATGTTCGCCTTCCTCATAGTCTCTCATGTCTCGTTGTCCAAAAACGGATCTATGCAAGTTTGAAGTATCTGCCGCGTTTTTAAGGAAAGACATTCCTTGCTTAAAAGCCTCCGCTCCTTCAGCGCCCGCAGCGGACTTTAAATAAGCCTCATTTCCAAACCATTTAGATTTAGGATTCATGAATGCATCCAAATCATTATCAGTGATTCCAGCGCGGGTGAAATAACCATGCGCCTGCCTACCTTGTGGTGACAGAAGACTCATATCTTGATTTTTTGAAGCAGATCCAAATCCCTGTCCTTGCCAGAAAGACGCATTTTTCGCCTTACGCCAATCATCGCCGTATGTTGATTGAAAATATTTATCCAAGTCCCTGTGCTGTTTCTGGTTTTTGACTATGCTGTCAGCCATCCTGAATGATGGCCACTTAAATCCACTTAAGGCCTGCTTTGCGTGTCCAACCATTCCCATTCCTTCATCTTCATCTTGCAAAGTTGCGATTCCTCTTCCTGCTCCTGGCCCTACAGCGTTGAATTTTCCAGTGAGCCTGTCATGATAAGAAGGGCCTCGTCGTATGCCAGTCGCCGATCCAGCACGGTCATAACCTTGTGATGGAGTAGCATAGGGTTCACTTCCTGCCATATTTGACCATCCCATTTCTGGAGTTCTATTAAACATGTCAGGATCATAAAAACTAGATCCTTGGTTCATTCCATAAGCGGTTCCTGAATAGTTAGGAACATTTTCAGATGTCCATTTTTGTGCCGCGCCTCTTTGTCCGCTTGTATCTCCCCATGCCATTTTTTATTCTCCCATTACTCTATGCGCCCGGTAAAATTATTATTTTAAGAACCACGAGAACAACGATGACGATGATGCCGGCTTTAATCCAGTCCTTCATTCCCCATTCGTTCCACTCCTTCAGGTGATCCCAAACATCTTTCAATAACTTCATGTTTACCTCCTAGTGAATTGTTGGTTTTGCAGCATGGTCCATACCATACTGAATTTCGTCGACGACTATAAACGAATCCAGCATGACTGCAAATATTTTCTGTGCTTCCACAGGTCCTAATGCATGTATGTACAGATTCCTTGTAACCGCCATTAATCCGGCCGCGACCAGAAGGTCGTGACCCGGGTTTTTTTTCAATTCTTCCGCGACAAGCTGTTCCGCCTTGTTCATTACTTCCGCTATCTTATTTACTTTTTGATTTACCATTCGCTTTCCTGGCCGCAGCTCTCTCCTTCATTATCGCAATTCTTTCATTGCTTCGGTTCTTCGCGGTTTCCCTTAATGAAGCCACGTCCTCCTTAATCTCAGACGTAGCATCTTTCTGCCCCTCTTTCATGAGGCCAAAAGTTTCTTTTACCATGCCTAATTCATTACTACTAGACATTTTTTCTCTCTCCAAGTCAAGCTTTTCTGCATCAACGGCTGTCTCCATGAGCATCTTGGTTTCATCATGCTGACCTTTTTGTTGCAGTTCCGCCGCCTTGAGGTCAATTTCTTGTTGTTTAAGTTTAACCAGTGGATCTTGGTCTTCCATTCCGCTTCTTTGAGTTTCTTCCTTCGCCATTTCCTTGATCAACTGCGCTTCAACGACAGCAATCTGAGCCTCTTTTTGTATACTGAATTGTTGCTGCATTTGCTGTGTTTGTTGAGCCACTTGTTGTTGCATGGCTGGATTCTGTTGTGCCTGTTGCTGCATTTGCTGGATCTGTTGTTGTAATTGCTGCGCCTGTGGTTGCATTTGCTGTTCCACCTGCTCCGCCGCCATGATCGCAATGTGCTGCAGTATATGCGCCTCCATCTGTGCATACACTTGAACGTTAATTTGAACTGGGCGTGTAAACATGAATTCCCCATGCGCCTCTATGTGCGCCTTGTGATTTTGTTGTGGAAACGCTTTTGGTTCTTGTCCGCGCATTGATTCTGAATTTTCCATTGCTGGGCTTTTTGGAGGTGGATTTCCTGGATCCGGTTTCAATAACGCGTCAATGTTATCCACATCCAACGCCTGATAAACTCTTCGATACGCCTCACGCAAATTATGCAACGCCGGATTGGCGATTGCCATTTGCAATTGTTGTTGCGCCAGCATGACACGCTGTGACATCGAGAATATGTTTGGATTGGATACCGGCAGAATGTCAACGCGATCATCAAAATCCTGTTGCTTGATTGTCCTGTTTCCGCCCTTCACCATGTAAGGATACTCCGGTGGAAGAAACATCTTGATGCAACGCGCTAATAAGTTAAATTCAACGCCTTGAGCGTAGTGCAAGCGCTTATGAATCGCGCTCATGACTTTTGTCCCTCTTTCTAAAAGAGCGAGCGTTGTTCCAACTGGATTCTGCTCGTTCCCTTCACCCATCTTCATGTCCGCGATCGCCGCGAATGATTTTCCTGCGTCAACACAGAAGCCTAAAAGGGCGAATAAAGTTTGAGACGGTTCCTTGTAAGGAAGTGGCAACAATGATTCTTTTATCGAAACTCCCGTCACGTCAACATCACGAAATTCTCCTGGCTGCAACGGCTCGTCATGGTCGCGTATGCGCATGCCACGCGCCTTGAAGCCTGCTGGAAGATTGGCAAGAGTTCCTGCATCAACTAACTGCCGCAAAACACTTGTTGCTGTTCTTGACAATCCACCAAGCATGTGTATCAGACCAAAGCCGTAAAACCCCAGTCCTGGGAGGAACTTATAGTGCGTGAAATAGTCAGTTCGTTTTTTTAATTGGTCAGTTTCAATCCAGTTTCTTTTTATTCCTAAAACCTTGGATGAAAACTGATCAATGGTAATCACGTACGGAAGCTTAACTTCGCTTGGGTCCTCGAACCCTGGAACATCAGCGTCAACATGCATTTCCAAAAGAACGTGCTCATCATCATCCGATGCGAGCGTGTCGCTTGTTCCCTGGAGCTCGTCCACCTTATCGGGAACATCGCTTATAGTTGAAACGGATCCGGATGTAATTGGAATGTCACGGTAGAATCCGCTGACCTGCTGCTTTCTCAGTTCATTGGAATCAATTTTCGTGACATGCGTAATTCTGATTGCATCCTCCAGTGATGTCGCCATGTAATTGACGACACAATCCTCGGAAGAAACGAATTTTGAAACCGGTCGCTGCAATAGTGAATCATAGTAAGTTTTCTTGAACGCCGAACCTGACAAGGGAAGATAGAACAGTAATTGATCCATGTCCGGATCATATTCCCTCATCACGTGCGTCAGTTGGTAATTCATGTAATCCTTGACACGCTTCGCCTGCTCTTCCACTTCTTGAGTTATTTCACCGACAACTTCCGTGTTAACGGGTCCTGCAGGTGGTAACAGTTCCTTGTACGCCTGTGCCTGGAATTGCGTTACTGATTCCGCGAGCAGTGGATGTACTACGCCGGCTGCGCCCTCGAAAGGCTGCGTGCGGTCCTCATACTTGAATCCAAGCATGTCCAATCCCTTGACATACGTTTCCTCCCAATCCTTGCGGGACTGCTTGTCAGATTCATACGCCGCTACCAATTTGTTCGATAAAGCCTGGAGATCACTGTCCTCTATGTAATCAGCGAGGTTCGCGTCAAACGGAATCTGTGATTGGTCTATTGGAGCGTTTGGATCCGTGTTTATGTCAGCTCCGCCGTCCGGTAGATTAGTAATCTGCGCGCCACCTTCAGAAGTAACAGTTTCGTCAGGAACTTGTATATCAGCTCCCTGACCCATTTGTAAACCATCTGTCAGAGCTTCTATCGCTTTTTCTATCGCACCGGAAGCAGGCATTCTTGATTTAATAGCCATTTTACTTCTTTACCATTTTTTTATTAACAATACCACCTTTTTTATAGACTGGAATAGTTGATTCACCCGGAATTTTCATTCCGGTGTTTATGTCGCGCATTTCAATTAACGGGATCTTCTCCCACGTATATCCGTTCCCGTCAACTATTGTCGTATTGCTGAACCTGAATCCGCTTTTCTTCGCCATTCTTTGCATCGCCTTCACTGCAATTTCATCGTAGAACTTATCCCCGCCTTTAGGGATGCTTCCATGCGCCTTTTTCATCTTTCCAGTTGAAAGGGCGATTCCGTCGTATCCCTTGTCATTCGCCATCTTCATCAGTCCCTGCATGAACAGCTTCGCGTAGTTCTCTGACTTCTTGAACGCGGTGTCAGGATAAACCTGCCCGCTCCTTCCAGTCAATCTCGCCTGCTCCTCCACTTTTTTCTGTAATTTCTTCACGTCACCGATCAGTTTCTTTATCGCCTTCTCAATGTTCTTCAATTCAGCCACATTCGCCTCTGATTCACGCTCAACTCTGGGCAACGCCTTGATCGCGTCCTTCCTGAGCCTCGTTGACTCCAAAGTCTGCTTTTTTGTGTCCAGTTGCTTGGCGAATTCGCCAACTTCTGCAAGGACATCGTGCCTATCGAGCCTTGGGGCGTATTTATAGCCCTTTTGAGCCACTCCCTGGTGAAGATCGGACTGAATTTCCTCCATGAGAAGTATTTTTCGTCCGCTTTCATCAATTCTCTCGCTGAATCTACCCCATCCGAAGGGTGAATTTCCCGTATTTCCCTTGAAAACCTCTCCGCTGAAATGTCCTGACTTGTATGTTCCCTCCTGTGCCCTCACGGCACCCGTATCAAAGTTCTGATAGAACTTAATCTCTCCGTATCCTGACCCTCCGGGTATGAACTGCGCCCCTTCGTGGGCTGGGTTCTTCTTGCTTTTGTAGAAAAATCCCCTTCCCTCGCCCATGTCGCCCAGACGGTACAGCATTTTCTTCGTCCAGAAAGGAATCGGCACGTCCGCCGTCATTATCTGCCGGTCAAAAATGTTCAACGCCTGATAGAGCTGGCCGAACGCCTCCTCTTCCGGAATGTTCCTTGATTTCGCGAGATTCACCACGTCATCCGGGGAAACCAGGTGTCTCAGCGCGTTTAAATGGTCACGCTTTACAATTTCATTCGTTGAATGGAATATCTTTGGAAAAGCGCCTTCCCACAGTTCCTGGAAGTGCTGTCCCTTGTGAAGTTCAAAATTTTGTCCGCCATAGCTGCTTTTCAATAAAGAAACAACATCATCATTAATTGGATCTTCTCCTCTACGTATAGTTTTATTCGTTCCGCGCATGATGTTAATTATGCTTTCACGGATCTTCATTCCCGTCGCGTCCTGCGGTGGCTGATGAAGTGCTGTTAATAATCTTGGATCATTGGAGAATATATCCAGGTTTTCTAATTGTTGAGCACCACGTCCCCTTTCACGAATTCTTAGAAGCATGTTCGAAATGTCATTTGCTCCCCGGGACACCGGTTCCGCGATCGCTATGTCCATGTCAATCTTCGGCATCTCACGGTTGTACGCTTCAATGAGCTCTGTTTTTGATAATTTTCTTTTCGGATCCGCCTTTGAAATGTTCGTCAGCAACGCCTCGAGTCCGAACTCGTCGAGCTCCGTGGCCGACACTCCAGGCTTGTTCTTGATCGTTCCAAGCCACTGGTTCGCCGGCATTGTCACTTCCGGCATGTCCTCAATCGCGTTCACGGTTGATAGAAACATCGCCGGCTTGTCCTCCACCGCCTGCCCCGCTGCAACTTCCGTCGCGGTTGGCGGCTTAATCTTTAACGGTTTCTTGATGTCTCCAAAACGGCCCACGGCACGTGGGACCTTTGACAGTTTTCCAAACAGGCTCGCGAATCCGCCAATGGCGAATTTTTGTCGGTCAATGCTTTCCTGCGGGTCCAGTAATGGCAGTCCTTGAGGCATGCTTGAACTTGTATCAGTTAAATGTCCATTAATCAAGCCACCTTTAGCCAGCTTTCCGAACTCCGATGGTGCACCAAAAAATTCATATTCTCCGGTTATTCCCAATCTCTTAAGATTATCAATTTCCTTTTTAGTCCATCCTGTTGTATCTATGTCAAGAACTCGTGATGACCTCAGACCTTTTCTTTTCATTTCCTTCAACACCTCTTCCGCCACTTTAAAATTTCCGTTTTTCATAGCAGCAATATATTTATTACTCAAAGCTAATGTAGGCGCATTCTTCCCAAACCAACTTTCAATTCCAATGCCACTCATTTCATAGCCGGAAAAAACACCTCCTGTTTCCCCTGGTCTCTGTCTTGCGTGTCCTATTCCATAGGTTCCTCTACCGTAAACCTCATTCAATAATTTATTAATTCTTCTTGCTTGCTTGTACTCCTGTAAATCCAAATTTTTTACGCCACTTAAAAGATATTCCTGCCTTAACGCAATCTCGGTGTCCTCAATAAAGTTTGATGCTATGTTAATTTCTTCTGGATTAAATCTTTCCTTATATCCCAATTTTTGAACTGGAAGACTTTTAACGTCGTATAATGGATCATACTTGCTGGGACGCGTGTCAAAATATATTTTAGCCTGCTCCGCGTACGCCATTTTTTCATCACCATCAAGCGTGATTCCCCTCTTCTTTAGTTTTTTATCAAGTGACGACATGGTTTGCCGAACGGCTTTTGCCAATGGGTTTTCCCCACCTGCAGATGCAATATTTGTCCTAATTAAAGGAAATGGTTTTCCATCCTTAGTGTAATTTTGACGACTAACGTTTAATATACCCAGGGGTGTGTCTTTAAGATCAGGAAATATTTTTTTCAACTCAGGGGTAGTTGTGGTTTCAAAATAAGGGAGTCCTGTTTTAGGATTTTCCTTTTGTAAAAAATCAAGCATCTTCTTCTCATTTTCCGTCCCCTTGAATAGAGTAAGAGTTGAGCCCCTAAATTCTTGAACCTGACGTTTAACGTCCTCTACTGGATCATATCCTTCCTTCACCAATTGTCTGTTCAATCCTTCTTTAATCTGGTCATAGGTTAATTTATACTTAACTTTTGGATTTTCCTTCAAGCCATATTTTGCCGGATTGGTGATAACGTCCCCAATAAGCATATCCACCCTGGCGCTTCTCACCATTATGTTTTTTTTCGTTAGTGGCATTCTATATTTTTTGGACGCTTCATCCCACCACGCTTCGCTTTTCCTGACTTTTACATATTCATTCTGTCCTTTCTGGGCCTTGACAAAAGGATCTTCCTGCTCAGGCGCTTTAAATTTATGTCGTATTTCTGTATATGTAGATTTAGGATCCCCTCCTCTCTCTACTAGCTCTTTTAATTGTTTTCCATATATTGGACGAGCATATTTATACGTCTCCACAAAAGGTAAACTCTCCTCATAAAA